AAACAGCAGCTAGAAACTGAGCGGAGCCAGATGCAACAGGCTCTCAGCGCGGCAATCCCGATCCTGCAATCGCAGATCGAACAGGAACCGGACTGGGTGCGNNTNCATCAGGAAGACCCGATCAATTATCCTCTCTATCGCGATCAATGGAACGACCGAAAAAACCAGCTTGCAATGATGCAGCAGGAACAGGTCAGGCTCCAGATGGTCGATCAAGAGCGGGAAATGGCTGCTAGACGGCAACTTGTAGAAGAGGGCCAGAAGTTTCTGGTTTCCACCTTCAAGGAGTGGTCTGATCCAGAGAAAATGCAGGCTTCGACCAAGAACCTTCGGGAATACGGCCAGAAAGTTGGCTTTACCACTGAAGAATTGGCGCAGGTGTATGATCCTCGTTATGTCGTCATCCTTGAAAAGGCCAGACGATATGATGCGCTAAATGCTAACCGTCCCAAGCCTAAACAGGCAGAAGGACCAAGGCCAATGCGGGCAGGCTCCACAACGTCTAATCCCCAACGCGGAAATGATATGTCGCGGATGCAACAGCGTCTCAAAGCATCTGGCAGCGTCAATGATGCCGCTGCTTTATTTGGTCTGATGGACTCTAGGAGAAAATAACATGGCATCTCTCAGCAAAGTCACCACCTACGACGCGGCCAATGAAATCCGCGAAGACCTGTCTAATATCATCTACGACATCAGCCCCGTAGATACGCCTTTCATGTCCAACATTGGGCGTGATACCTGCAAGAACACCTACTTCGAGTGGCAGGTGGATGCGCTTGCTGCGGCAAGCACTGCCAACGCGGCTATCGAAGGCGCGGCTGCTGGTAACGCTGACTTCACGGATACCGTCCGTGTCGCCAACTACACGCAGATCAGCACCAAGATCATCTCGGTCTCTGGCACCGATGATGCCGTGGACAACGCTGGTATGCGCACCCAGATGGCCTATCAGACCGCGAAGGCGTCCAAAGAGCTGAAGCGCGATATGGAAGCTATCCTCACCAGCAACCAGGCTGGCGTGGCTGGCAACTCCAGCAGCACGGCCCGCAAGACGGCTGGTCTGCCTACCTGGCTGATCACCAACTCGCAGGCTAATGCGGCGACTGTCTCGGCCATGTCTGGCTCTGGCGGCAACGGTTATCCCGGCACCGCCTGGACCGGCCTTTCCACCTCAACTGACGTGGCGTTTACCGAGACCATGCTCAAGACTGCTATCCAGCAGGTCTGGGAGCAGGGCGGCGATCCCAAGATGCTGATGGTGAATGCCTACAACAAGACTGTTGTCTCGGCGTTTGCTGGTCTTTCCTCTCAGCGTCAGATGAACACGGGCGTCGCGCCTCTCAAGATCATTGCGACGGCGGACATCTACCTCGGAGACTTCGGCGAAGTGTCGATTGTTCCGAACCGCTTCCAGCCTGCAAACTTTGCGTATGTTCTGGACCCTGAGTATATCAGCGTTGCTTACCTGCGTCCGTTCCAGACGTTCGACATTGCCAAGACCGGCGACTTCGACAAGAAGGAAATGGTGGTGGAATATGGTCTGCGCATGAAGTCTGAAAAGGCAAATGCGGTGATTGCTAACCTCATTCCTTCCTGACAATAAATGGAGCCGGGTTAACCCCCGGCTCCTACCTCTTTGGGAGAGACTGATGGCTGAGAACTTTGCGCCTGGATCATTTGATCTGGCCTATGATTCGCTCACTGGCACCCGCCAGCAGATGCACTTCACGACAGATAACAAGATCGTCCTGGAAACAACGGTTGAGATCGACCAGATCGCCGAGCAGAACAAGGCGATCAGGAATGAGATCAGCAGGATGGACAAGCTCCCTGATGGGATGGTCAAGGTCGCATCAATTCCGATGGTCCTCTATATGGATCTGAAGCAACGTGGTATCCTTGGGGACAAGACCGCACTGCGGAAATGGTTGGCGACAGATGAGGCCGCCCCATATCGAACGCACTGGATGACGAGCTGATGGGCACAATCACAAACTATGCCACGTTGCAGTCAGCCATTGCTGACTATCTGAACCGTGCTGATCTGACGGCTCAGATCCAGACCTTCATTCAGTTTGCCGAGGCTGATCTGAACACCAGGCTGCGCAGCCGGGAGATGATCGTCAACGCAACGGCTACCAGCGACGGGCAGTTTGTGGCGCTTCCTCCTGATTGGCTAGAAGCCATCAACATGATGATCGTGGGCGGTCAAAGCCCCCTGCGCTACATCACGCCTGATGAGGCTGATACGATCATCAAGGCGCAGACCTACACCAGCACCAGGTTCTACTCGATGACCACTGGCATCATTGAACTGGTCCCGCCTGCGGTAAACGACATCACCATAGATATGGTCTACTATGGGAAGATCCCTGCATTATCGACAGCCAATACAACCAATTGGCTGCTGACCAAGGCTCCTGACGTTTACCTCTATGGCGCCCTAACCCATGCAGCGCCATTCCTGATGGACGATCAGAGAATGGGTGTCTTCAGTCAGATTTATCTGGCTCGCGTCCAATCCTTGCAGGATGAATCACAGAAAGCACTGCACAGCGGGTCGCCACTTATCTCTCGGCCACGCGGCGTCTACGGTTAAGGAGCTATCATGTCCAAATCAAATGCCTTCGAAAACTCTCTGCTGAAGCTGATCTTCAACGCGACAGCCATTGCCAATCTGGCTGACAATGCGGCCACGTCCCCGCTGACAAATCTCTATGTGTCGCTGCATACGGCAGACCCTGGCGAAGCTGGCGATCAGTCCACCAGCGAAGCCACTTACACGGGCTATGCTCGCGTGGCGGTTCTTCGCACATCTGGCGGCTGGACAGTGACCAACAACAGCGTCTCGCCTGTTGCCAACATTGACTTTGCCAACTGCACGGCTGGAACCAACACAATCACCTATTTTGGTGTTGGCACGGCTGCAAGTGGCGCTGGCGTCCTCTACTACAGCGGTACTGTCAGCCCTAGCATCTCTGTCAGTTCTGGCGTGACGCCTCGCTTGACGACTGCCTCAACGATCACTGAGGACTAAAGCCAATGGCATTCGTAACCGCAGATCGTGTTCGAGACACATCGACCACGGCTGGATCTGGCTCGTTCGCGGTATCGGGAACAGCGCCAACTGGCTATCGAACATTTTCTGCGGTTCTGTCTGTCAGCGATACCTTTTATTACTCGATCCAGCATCAAACGCTGAACGAATGGGAAGTAGGACTTGGAACATATACGTCTGCAAACACGTTTTCCCGGACAACCATTTATTCATCCTCAAATGCAGGTTCTGCTGTCACCTTCTCGGCAGGCACCAAAGATGTTTTCATTACGATGGCGGCGGCGCGTTCACCCCAGCTAGATGCGTCTGGAAATGTAACTGCTCTTGGACTGGTTCCAATTCGTGTCCTCGCCAGCACGGCCAACAGCGCAACGCCTACGCTGAACACCGACAGCTATGACATGCTCGTCATCACCAACCAGAGTGCGGCCATCACCTCGTTCACGACCAACTTGACGGGAACGCCGGTCAATGGTCAGAAGCTCTGGATTTCGATCACTGGCACGGGTGCGATTGGTATCACTTGGGGCGCATCGTTCTCAGCATCGACCGTGGCGCTTCCGACGACGACCGTGACAACAAATCGCCTTGATGTTGGGTTTGTCTGGAACGTGGCCACGACAACATGGCGCTGCGTGGCATCAGCCTAAGAGGGGAACAAAATGGCTATCAAGATGCTTGAAGACGGGCGCATTGCCGACGAGTTTGAGATTGGCGAAGAGCCATACATCCTCAAGGACGCGCTGGTGATGCGCGTGAGCGATTACGACTCGTTCACGCCGGAGCAGATCATAGCTATGAAGCAGGCCCGCTATGACAACTGGATCGCCATCGTGACTGCATTACCTATTGAAGATGCACCCATTGACCCTGCGGTGTAATCATGGCGAACCGCTATTGGATAACTTCCGGCACAAACTGGAGCAGCACGTCCAGTTGGTCAACTTCGTCTGGTGGCACGGGCGGCGCGTCGGTGCCGGGGACATCTGATGTAGCCATTTTTAATAGCGCCAGCGGCAGCAACCCGTGCAACATAGACATTAACCCCAGCATCTTCGCGCTAACTTTGACCGGGAGTAGTGTGCGGTTGGATTTTGGCACAAATTCAATTTCAGTGGGCGGCACCGGAACGGTTTATACGGCCAACAATACTTTTACAGTTACGGGAACCCCGGTCATCAACGTGACAAGCGCGGGGTCTACAGCCATAACCGTGACCGCTGGCGCACCTGTTGAAGCACAAACCATATCGTTTAATTTTACGGGCGGAACTTATCCGCTGACATTCTTAAACAATGCAGGCACTGCGGTTAAAAATGTCGATTTCACAGGGTTTGCTGGGACATGGAACGCGACTGGCGCGGGCAACATTTATGGAAACTTGACGCTTTCAACAGGTATGACCCTGACTGCGTCTGTAACCACTATGAATTTTGCAGGCACCTCTGGCACCAAGACCATCACAACCAACGGGAAAACGATGGACTTCCCCATCATTTTCAGTGGTGTCGGCGCGGCGTGGCAGCTTCAAGATGCGTTTACTATGGGTGCTACACGCACACTGACGCTCAATAATGGGGTTCTTAATATTAATGGAAAGACAATTACAACAGGCTTGTTTGCGTCAAACTCCGGCACTGCCCGCACTCTTGCCTTTGGTATCGGCAACATCACTTGCGTTGGAAATGGCGGAACACTTTGGACAACCGCCACATCCGGCGCATTGACGGTCACGGGAACGCCTGTCGTCAATATCTCAAACTCTGGCGCGGTAGCCACGACAGTTTTGACGGGAACACTTGCAGAAGCAAGTGCCATATCTTTTAATTTCACAACCGGAACATACACGCTCACATTTACCACCGCAAATCAAACTGCAAAAAATGTTAATTTTACTGGTTTTGCAGGAACGCTGGCGGCAATAGCGAGTCCTATAATTTATGGAAATTTGACTATCTCAACCGGCATGACGTTGACTGCATCTGCGAGCGCGATGCGATTTGGCGCGACATCCGGCACCCAGCTAATAACCACCAACGGGAAAACCGTTGATTTCCCATTAACTTTTAATGGCGTTGGCGGAACATTTAAGCTTTTAGACGCCCTCACTATGGGTGCAACCCGTGTGTTAACAATTACCAACGGCACGTTTGATGGAGACAACAAGACCATCAGCGGCGCTTCGTCCATTAGTTTGGGCGGCACCGTGGTCAAAAACGTACTGACCGCAGTGCCAACAGTAACCAACTCGCTCACAGCCCTCACCATGGGCGGCCCTAATACTTTCGGAACTTTTGGTGTCTTTGATGCCATCAGCGGCCTTTCATACATTGATATTTCGTCGTATCAATTAACTTGTACAAGCTTTTCGTCCACAGGAAGCTCTGCAAAAACACTATACTTTAGTGGTGGCAACATCACTTGCAACGGCGCAGGCGGAACGCTTTTTAACGCAAATGCAGCCATGGTGACAACGGGGACACCAATAGTCAACATTGTTTATTCTGGGGCAACCGCCGTGACGGTGACACCCGGCGTTTATCCAGAGGCTCAAGCCTTCTCATTCAATTTCACCGCCGGAACATACACCCTGACGTTTTTGGCACCGACAGCCAACCTTTCGGCCAAAAACATCGACTTTACCGGGTTTGCTGGCACTTGGGCTGGAACGGCAACTGGCATTATTTATGGGAACCTGACGCTCTCCACAGGCATGACGGTCGCTCTTAGCACACAGGCTTTGACTTTTGGGGCGACATCCGGCGTCCAACTCATCACATCAAACGGAAAAACGCAGGACAAGCCGCTAACCGTCAATGGCGTTGGCGGCACAATCCGCCTCGCAGACGCGCTGTTGATGGGGACCGCTCGCGCCTTCACGCACACCAACGGGACGCTCGATCTCAACGGAATGACGTTGACCGTTGGGACGACTTACGCAACCGCCGCAGGCACAAAAGACCTCACATTCAACGGCGGCACACTAGTCTGCCCAGCGGTGACGACGACCGCTTTCAACAACGCCGCGCCCACCGGCTTCACCACCACCGCAGGAACCGGCACCGGCAAGATCAGCATGACCGGCGCGACGGCCAAGACATTCGTTGGCGGCGGGGCTACNTACAACTGCACCTTGTCCAATAACGGCGCGGGCGCGTTGACCATCTCGGGCAGCAACACATTCACCGCCATCGCTAACAGCGTCCAGCCCACGGCCTTCACATTCACGGCTGGTACAACGCAGACCGTCACCGACTGGAATGTGAGCGGCACGGCGGGCAACCTCGTCACAATCATCAGCAGCACCGCTGGCGTCCCGGCGCTCTTGTCCAAGGCGTCTGGTGTCGCCAGTTCCAACTATCTCAGCCTCAAGGACAGCACGGCCACTGGCGGGGCTGCGTGGTACGCTGGCACAACGTCCACCAACGTCAGCGGCAACTTGGGTTGGATATTTACCGCTCCCCCGGCTACAAGTTCAAACGGCAACTTCTTCTTCATGTTCTGAGGATGGCAATGGAAATGGACACGCAGTCAATCTTCAACTTGGCAGGGGGTGCTTGCGTCGCGGCCGGCGGCTGGTTTGCCCGCGAGATATGGGGCGCGGTGAAAGAGCTGCGCAAAGACCTCCACGCAATTGAGACGGACCTGCCCAAAACCTATGTCAGCAAGTTCGACATGGACAAGCGCATGGACCACATTGAGGCGATGTTCCAGCGCATTTCTGACAAGCTGGATGGAAAGGCCGACAAATGAGCTTTGGAATCGACGACGCCATTGCGGCGGGCATGAAAGTTCTCGACAAGTTCATTCCAGACCCCGAAGCTAAAGCCAAGGCCGAGACCGCCTTGCGCGACAGTCTTCTGTCTTGGGACAAGGCCCAGAGCGACGTGAACGCCGTCGAGGCGGCCAATGCCAGCGTGTTCGTGTCGGGCTGGCGTCCCTTCATCGGATGGACATGCGGCCTAGCTCTAGCTTACCAGTTTGTGCTTTCCCCGATCTTTGTCTGGGTCGGCCTCTGCGCCGGGTTTCACCCCCCGGTCCCGCCCAAGCTTGACGACACCCTCTGGCAGCTTGTCTTCGCCATGCTCGGCATGGGCGGTTTGCGGACACTGGAAAAACTCAAAGGCGTCGCCCGGTGAAGGAAAACTTCGACAAGTGCTTCGCCCTTATAATTCAAGACGAGGGCGGCTACGTTAACGATCCGCGTGATCCTGGCGGGCGCACCAACCTTGGCGTAACGCAGCGCAATTGGGAAACCTACCTCAACCGCAGCGTGACCGAAACGGAAATGCGGAAACTGACGCCAAGCGATGTGAAGACCTTCTACAAGGTCATGTATTGGGACAAGCTGAAAGGCAATCAGCTCCCTGCCGGTGTGGACTACGCGGCGTTCGACCTGGCGGTCAACAGCGGCGTCAGCCGCGCCGCCCGCTATTTGCAACAGATTGCTGGAGTGACGCAAGACGGCATGATCGGCCCCAAATCATTGGACGCTATTGCGGCTTGCGACCCGGCGCAGACCGTAGACGCGCTCTGCGACATGCGGATGGATTTCCTGAGACGCCTGCCAACATTTGAGACCTATGGTAAAGGCTGGAGCCGCAGGGTGGCGGAGGTTAGCGTCAAGTCTGGGGAAATGGTACAATCTGGCTGAACAGATCAGGTGATCTAAATGGCTGACTTTGGCATTGCAGCGCAACCAATTGCCGCCTTTCCCATCTCGGGATCGGCGCAGCAGGCGGCTGTTGAGGCGGTTGGAACAGCCACCGGGACATCTACCGCAGCGGCAGTCAGCGAAGTCATAGCGTCTGGTGTTGGGTCTGCGGCTGGGACATCAACGGCATCTGCAACCAGTGAAATCATCGCGTCATCCATTGGGTCTGCGGCTGGAACATCGACAGTTCAGGCGGTTAGCACCCAGATCTTCGAAGCAGTTGGGTCTGCGGCTGGAACCTCAACGGCGGATGCCGCCGGGACCTCTGTTGCGGCATCTGTAGGGTCTGCGGCTGGAACATCAACTGTCCAGTCGGTTGCAGCCCCGATTGCTGCATCTGTTGGATTGGCGGCAGGGACATCGACTGTTCAGGCGGTTGCGGCTCCGATTGCTGCGGCGGTTGGATCTGCGGCAGGAACATCGACGGCCCAGGCTGTTGATATTGCAATCGCATCGGCGGCTGGTTCAGCCATTGGAACATCGACCGTTCAGGCGGTTGGCGCTCTTATCTTCCAGGCAGTTGGATCTGCGGCGGGAACCTCAACGGCAGCGGCAAACAGCAACACAATCATCGTGGCTGTTGGGTCTGCCGCAGGAACATCGACGGCATCGGCAGTCGGAGACGGGATCAACTTTGTCACTGGCGTTGGCTCGGCAGCAGGCACCAGCACGGCATCCGGCGTCCTTGCAGCCACCGCCATCATGGTTGGATCGGCAGAAGGAACTAGCACGGCGGAAGGCGTTCTGCGGGCAACTGCGGCAGCGGCTGGATCAGCGGCTGGAACTTGTGTAGTATCGGCGGAAGGAAAAGACATTGGCTGGCATCCTCTGCCTGTGCCGGTCAGCGATTGGGATGATATAACCCCGCCGACCGATATTTGGGGAGCCGTTACGCCACCTGTCAGCAGTTGGAATGATATAGAGCCGCCTGCCAATAGTTGGGATGATATACCTAAACCGAACAACACATGGCAGAGGGCTGCGTAGGAGCTAACCGATGGCTGATTCATATACCGCCAATCTGAACATGACGAAGCCGGAGGTTGGCGCGTCTCGCGATACCTGGGGAACCAAACTTAACACGGATCTTGATACACTGGATGCGTTGTTCAACGCGGGTGGCACTGGAACATCCGTTGGGTTGAATGTTGGTTCTGGCAAGACGCTGAGTGTTGGCGGGACGTTGGATGTTAGTGGAACAGTCTCTGGCGCTGGGTTTGCCAGCTATGTGACGCTGACAGGAGCGCAGACGCTCACCAATAAGACACTGACAAGCCCAACGATGACAACGCCTGCACTTGGGACACCGGCTTCCGGCGTGATGACAAATGTCACTGGGCTATCTCTTACAACAGGCGTGGCAGGGACGTTGCCGGTTGCCAATGGTGGAACTGGGATAACAACTCTTGGAACAGGCGTTGCAACTTCATGGGGGCAAAACGTCACTGGATCTGGTGGCGCTGTTCTAAACTCGGCTCCAACTGTCACCAATCCAACGCTTACTGGTTATGTTGAGAGCGTGGTAGCAATTGGCACGGTGACTACGGCGAACACAATCAGCCTTACAAGCGGCACCGTCCAGACCGCAACCCTGACTGCCTCCACGGCCTGCACATTCACGATGCCCACGGCTACTGCTGGCAAGTCCTTCATCCTGCTCTTGAAGCAGGCGGCGGCCACCGGCAACGGAACGGCGACCTTTACCAGCGTGAAGTGGAACAGCGCGGGCGCACCCACGATCACGGCCACTGCTGGCAAGATGGATATTTTGACCTTCGTCGCTGACGGAACGAACTGGTACGGCTCCTATTCGCAGGGATACACCCCGTAATGTTTGCTGCGAAGAACTTCTTCCTTGC